CATTTCAACATTTCCATTAGCTCCTGCCATAACACTTAACTCCTAAAATAAACTAACATGATGTTCTAATTGAAACTCGGTCCTCCACCTCAAAAAGGCCCATAAAAACATTTTTTCTTCATATGATAATAATCCATCTTCTTCTAATTGTGCAATTTGTGATGGGGTTTTTCGTAATGCTAAACACAACTCCCCATCAAGTTGTAATGAAGCATTTTCCTTAATCATTTCATAATATTCATTGAAATAGAGAAACATCATCTGCTTCTGTCAATATTTTATTGACTTCATCATAAATTGCAGAAATATCTGCATTAGAACAATTATTCTGCCATTCTTTTGCAGATAATTGTGGTTCAACGACTGCTTTTTCAAGAACTTTGCTTCTAAATTGAGAGGACTGTACATATTCTTCATCAGTCATATCTGCAATTTCTTTCCCAATCAATTTATGATTTAAAATATGAGTATTTTCTGCTTCGGTTAATCTTTTAACTTTAAATTCTACATTAACTGGTGTTTTTTCAATTTTACCAGTTTCTGGATTTTTTATATCTACAATCATAGGAATTTTAATTGGAACAGTTTCTTGAACCCTACTAAAAAGTAAATCTCTTGTAGCAGTAATGGTTTTAAAATTCTCATAAGTTTTTTTCTCATATTCCTCTTGTTTCTCTTGGGCTCCCTGAGTCATTCCTTCGGCTTTCATAGCATCAATAACTTCTTGTGGGGAAGCTCCTTTTCCACCTAAATACTCTTCATCAGATACTAAGCCTTCTTTAGCCGCTTCTTCTTGTAATTCTTTTTGTAATTCTAAACTAGGGTCTTTTTTGGTTTCTTCAATTTCATAACCATCTGGAAGACCGTTGTTTATATCTGCGGCTCTTTTCATTTGTTTTTCAAAAGCCAATTCATTACTTTCATCAACATCGTTTTCTATAATATATTCGTTATTAGGTTTGTATCCCATTGTATTACCTCTAAATTATTATATGTTTTGATATACAATGGAATATAAAAAAGAGTTTATTAAAAATTAATCGTGAATATGTTCTCGTTTCTCAAATTCCTTTTGCGGAGGAATGAAACAAGCTTCATCAAACCTAATTTTATGTATATCATCATTATCGGCCGAACTACTCACATTGTCATCATCTAAATCGAAATCATCAATATCATGTGAATAGCCAGAAGGATATACTATCACAGTATGTTGTGTTGTGGTAATTAAATCATCTGCAAAACAAGAAACTTTAAAAAATGCATTTTCCAATACCTCTGAAGGTATAATACACTTAATTGTTTGCCCGTATTGTAGGTCTACGATATACTTCTCATCATTTGGTGTAACGAATAATGCAAATTTGCGAAGGTCTTTCCAAAGTTTGTCGAAAACAAATGTTGCATGTACATGATTCCTACTAAAACTTGCAACTTTGTTATCATCAATTCTTTTAATTTCTTGTCTATGAATTTCAAATTTCATTTTATCTCTCGATGTTAAATAAATATTTTATTTTTAATATTTTATTTCTAATATTTTATTATTTTTTTAAAAAACTAAAACATTTATATATAGTGCAAAACAAATATAATATTAACTAAAAAAAAGAGGTGATTAATATAACCAAAGGAATATATTTATTTTGGGATAAAAAATATGAACAAGTAATATATGCAGGTAGATTTAGTGGAAGAAAAAGAATTAAACAACATTTTTACCCTTCTGATAAACATAAACAAAAAATTAATGAATATATTCAAGAACATGAAAATAGAATTGAATCGATAATATTTTGTGAATTTGATGATATATCAGACAATGATTTAAATCAATTAGAAAAGGAAACCATTAAATTATTTAAATTAAACCGATATAAATATCCTAATTCACATATTTTTAACTTTACTGATGGTGGTGAAGGAATGAGTGGTTATGTACCATCTGAAGAAACTAAAAAGAAATTGAGTGAAGCGAGTATTGGAGAAAAAAATCATTTTTATGGGAGAAAGCATTCTGATGAAAGTAAGAAAAAAATGAGCGATGCACATACTGGTAAAAAATTATCAAAAGAGCATCGTAAAAAAATAAGTAAATCAAATAAAGGTAGGAGGGTCTCAGAAGAAACAAGAAAAAAATTAAGCGAAATACAGATGGGAGAAAAAAATCATATGTGGGGGAAATATGGAGAGAAAAATCCAAATTATGGCAATCCATCTAATTATAAACACTCCGAAGAGACTATAGAAAAATTAAAAATATCACATTTGAAAGATTATCCAAGAATCGTTCGTAATGGAAAATATAAAGGAAAACAAAGATATTCTATTAAGTTTCAAGGAAAAGTATATTCAAGTTCTATGGACAAAAAAAGACTATATGAAAAATGGTATTTTGAGCATCCAGATATCGAACTAATTGATGAAACTACTTAATTTTTATCGAAAAATAGTAAAAAAAGTAATATTAACTCTTTATTTTATATATAAAGAGTTAAAATGCTTTAAAATTAAAAATAAAGAACTGTTAGAGATTTTCGCATGCGGGGTTCAAAAGTGGTGCGATTTCATCGAGATTAAAGGTAATATTGAGTGCTTTACCAGAAATATCTTCGGTAACTGGGTCTCCTTTACCTAAACCACTTAAACTGTTTTTGGATAAAATACAATGCTCTAAAGCACATACTTGTTCCCCTTGAGTGTTATCACCAGGGTCTGAACTGTTGTTGAATAAAACCATGTTGAAATAACATCTTTTTAAATAGATTTTCATCATAGTTGTGTTGGAAAAAATCCTTTTAATTTTAAATTCAATTTTTTCTTGACCCGGAACTAAAGCGGAAGGAGTAGTTACACCAGAGTTATATTGTTCCTTTAAATCTCTTGATAAATCTACGGATACCTCTTGTACTGGAATTCTAGTGCTTTTTCCAAGAATGATATATCCGTTTACCCAAAGTCTATTTGCATCTTCACTAGCCATAATATCTTACTCCTTAAATTACAATAACTCCTAAATCAATATCTCTTAATGCTCCAACTGGAACAATTCTGACTTGGATAATAATTTTGCTTTCTCTAATTAATTGGTTAGCTTCATCAAATCTGGTTTTAGCTGCTGAGAATACTTGAACATCGTATGGTGGGATATTAAAGTCTTCAAGAGCCATTAAAGTACCATCAGTATCAGTAATGGTTTTTAATTCAGTTGATAAAGCAGTTGTTAAAGTAGATTTTAAATCTTCAGTTAACAATTGTCCTTGATATGGTTTAGCGATTCTAATTAATCTTTTTGTTACATGAGCAACAATAGACATCATAGATTCATATGATAAAACATCTTCATCTTGAATAGTTGTAACTCCTTCAACAAAAGTAACTTCACCATATTCTTTCTTAAATGTACATACACCAGCTTCATTTAATTGTTCAATATCTGATTTAACAATAATTGAACCATCAGTAATAACTGGTAAAGTATCTACAACACCGTTTAATACTTTTTTAGGTTCTCCTCCGAAAATAGCTTCAGAGTAGCCTAATGCACTTCTAATACCAGTATAAAGTTGTGTTGCTTCATATGGCATTAAAGTTCTTCTAATACCATCTTGTTCAAAGATAACTCCTTGTCCAATATAAATAATCCATTCATTATTAATGAACTCGGTTTCAGCAGTTAAACTTTCAATACTTGTTTGTTCTGCTAAATTCTTTGGATTTTCAATATAATCTAAATATCCAGTAATACCAAATCTCAATTGAGCGACTTCTGGGTCATTAACTTCATTAATGTGTTCTACTAATGCATTTTGTACTGCACGAGAACCACTTAAAGTTGCAATACCAATTAAATCAACTTCTTGGATTTTTTCAAATGCTTTTTCATAAGCAGTTCTTAAGGTTGTTTCTGGATTGGTTTCAGTATCGGTATATTGACCATTAGTTCCCGTACCAGTTTTTTTAGATAATCCATTAGTTGCATCAGTAACTAAAGTAGTTGATTTAGTTCCATCGGTATTTAACATAACACCATTTGAACCACCAGTTAGGGTTCCATCATTAGTTAATTCAACAAATTGTTCTCTATTAAAACTCTCTTCATTTGTGTTAGCATTAAATTCTTCTTCGGAAATTAATAATTTAGCTTCTAAATAATTACTGAATTTACTATTAATTTTTTTAACAACACTGGTTAAATTTCTTAAATTCTGATAATTTTTAGCAGTTACTCCTTCAATAGTAACAGATAAATTATATCCAGCACCAGTTAAGGATTTGGTAATTAATACTTTATGATTAGATGCTCCTTCAGAAGTAGCTGAAATTAATAAAATATCTTTTTTATTAGCTTCGGTTTTATCAATTTCCCATACTGGGTCTGCATTGTCCCCAGTAGCTGTATTTTTCATTGGATATACAAGGTCGGCCTTTGCCATATCTTCAAATCCAACACGACAGATTACTAATCCAGTTGGTTTTTGGAAGAAATGAGGTGCAAAATCAACACCAAATATCCTTTTCGCTTCTGTATTAGAGGCAACAAAAATAGGTTCTAAAACTGGACCTTTCGATGCTTCAATACAGTAACCAAAAAGCCTATCTGCTGATTGGTCGACATCAATCATACCTTCACTAATTTGTAATTTAAAAGTTGGTATACTAGTTGCCATTTTATCACACTATATTTTTAAAAGTTTCACGAGCTTCTTCTAAACTCATTTTTGTCTTACGGTCTATACCTCTAATACTATATAAAGAATCAAGCTGATATTTACTCATACCAAGTAAATGAGCTAATTCTTCTTGTGAAAATAACTGTGGTTGTTTTTCTTGTTGTTTATTTACAACCTTTTTTTCAACTTTTTTATTTTTCGCCATTTTATCATCTCACTTTTCTAATTGGTTTTCTTGTAGGATAACGAATCTTTTTGATTTCGGGAATGGCTTCCCTTTCTCTTACATGACTGTATAATATAAATAAATCAAAAGAAATTCTTTCAACTTCATTTTTACCTAATGAACTTAAATTTCGTTGGTCGATGATTTCTTGAAAATGCAGTCCTCTATCTGAATAAGCATCTCCATTAGAAAATAATCTTCCTTGCATTAATACTTTAATATCTAAACCTTTCAAATCTTGTTTAGTGCATACATACAAACCATCTTTATCAACATACCAAGAGTCTTCTTCCAAATCTTCATAACAAAAAACTCTTTTTAATTTTTCATGACAAATTCTGACACTATAAATATCCTTAAATAACTCTCCAGTTAATGCATAATCTATATTTTTATAAACATTAGTATCTATTTCTTTAAAATTAGGATTCCAATTATAAATAACGGTTTCTAAATTAAAAAAATCATATATACGATGTTTTAATGCATCAAAAATTTCATGAGTTTGTATTACATTTCTCGAATAAATGTCAATTTGAAAAACAGCTGCCTCATATTGACGATATTTGGTATAACTTTTTTCCATATATCGTTGATAATCAACACTTTTTCTATCTATAAACGGAGAAACACGAATTTCTGGATATTGTGTTGTATCATCTTTATTTAAGAAAACTGGAATATCATTGAAATAATATCCTTCTGGATGAATATCTCCGATTATTTCAAATATTGATTTTGTGATTTGATTTGTATAGCTCATATTATTTCCAACCAAAATTTGACATTACTGACTTACTGTATGCCGTACTTCCATCTCTATGAACACTATATGCTTGATTACCTTGTCGAATTCGTGAAGGGGATTGATGTGGTAATGTATTTCCTTTTCCGGCATTTTTGTTCATATATTGTGATTCACTATAAAATGCTCTTGTATAATTTTTACTAGATTGACTGTGCCCAAAGCTTAATGGACCACCAGCCCACATTGAATTAGAACTCCACATAGCTTCTAACCATCGTGAAAGACTCCCTGCGATACGACCTCTACTTGCTTCAGAAACCGCATACATTGCTGGTCTCATAAAAGGTCTAGCTGGAACAAAACCTCCACTTTTTGTTCTATGCCCATATTCAACATGTCCTGCATAATAACGGCCATAGTCATCCATCGCATTATTAGTAAAATTTACAGTTCCTTGACGAGTAATTTCCGCCCTAATATTTTCGTATAATTTACTATTTCCTAATCCTTGTGCAGTAGCAAATGTTTGTCCGGCTTCAACCAATTCATCTTTAATTTTTTCTAATTCATCACGAGTCCATTCTCCACTACGAAACATAGCTTCAAAATTTAAAACATTCCCAGTTACTTCTCCTAAAATATATTCGTAATCAGATTCAATTTCAATAAAGCTACTCATTTTTCTTTTCCAACCTTAACACTAATTTTACATGATGTCTGTTATGTCTTAAAAATAAATTAGGATTATATTGCATTATTTTAAAAACCTTAGTTTCATAAGGTCTAATATGCTTAATACGATAATCAGCTAATTTATCCATGTCTATACTAAATTCTGGCATTAAATATGCGATATAACGAGGATTAGATTCTTCCCCCTTAAATCCAATATCAGAATTTTGTGGAGCTTGTATAATACCATGTAATTCTTGTATAGGAACAAATTCTTTCTTTGGAAATCCTATTTCATCTTTTTCGTGTGAATGGCCCATCTGTAATAATAAAATTTGTTCATCTCCACGAGATGTCCTTCCTAATATATGTTTAAAAGCCATTTTAATACAAATCCCTACACCATTTTCTACGAACAGACATACCAGTTCTTCTAAAGACTTGAATATTTGCTAAGTCACTATATCTGGAAGATAAACTATCTAATAAATCATCATACAAACTACACCAACTTGGAATTTGTCCATAATTACCAAATGAAGTATTTTTATAATCTTCAGATGTATCTCCAACCTTATAACCAGATGGGGAGTGAATAATATCTAAATCTGTGAGAGATAAACGACATGCTATCGCAGCCATTACTGCTTCTTCGAAGGTAGGGTCATCTAAAATAGTATTATCTCTCTGAGCAGGCAACCCAACCCTTGATAGTGTTGTTTTAATGAAATAATCGATATATGTTTGTAAATCATCATCAGTTATATCATCTTTATCGATACGAAGCAATAATCGTACTTGGTCTACAGATAGCATATTTTTCCCTTATAATCTGATTAATTTATCCATATAAACTTTGTGTTGGGAATCTCTCATGGTCAATTGACCTTGATTATACCCATTCATTTGTTCAAAGCTTAATTTATCTGGATGTTGATTATCTAAATTATCTACAAATTCCAATCTTGTTTGATATTCTTCTTCTGTTTCAACAAAACCAAGTTTCTCTAATTCATCACATTGTTTTTTGGTAACTTCAATAACCTCATCTTTTTTAACAGTAAGGTATTCTGGAAGACCATCTATAAGAGGAACTGTGACTTGAACTTCTCTTCCGTCTCTATCTTCTATTTGTTTTGTTTTTAAGCGTAAATTAATTTCTTTCGCTCCAGAAGCAATTGGTCTAAAAGTTAATTTAACTTTTTGTGTAGTTGTTTTTTTCTTTGTAGTTGTTTTTTTCTTTTGTGTTTTTTTTTCAGCCATAAATACACCTCTTTTAAAATTTCATAATACTTATGTTGCTTTCTTAATAGCTGCAAGACACTCTGGTAATACACAAACTGGTTGTTCGTCGTGTCTAATATCTACAATATCAGAAATATGTTCGTCATCTCTGTATTTGGTAATAGTTGGTTCTTGGTCTTCTGCTAACCATAATGAATCTTTGGAACTGTCTAAAATAATAGCAGTATTTTCAAGTTCGTTTACGGTTATGATTCTTAAACCAGCTACAACTTGACCAGTTTCACCAAATGCAATTCCTCTGTTTCCTCCATCTACTAATTTAGCATCTAATAAGATTCTTTGGTAAATTTCTGGAACAAATTGGAATTTAGGGTCTTTTTGTAATTCTACAAACATTTGATAAGGCATGAGAATTACATCTGGTTCTAATGTAATATGATTAATACCTTTTCTTGCATTATCAATCATTTTTGCAACAGTATCGGAAATGGTTTCTACATCAAAACTACCAGTATTTGGAATGGTAGTAATAACTTGTGCTGCTGCGAACATTACATCCATAATGTCCTTATTTTCTTTTTTAAGCATCCTTCTTAATGCAGCTTGCATTTTACGGGATTCATAGCCAGGGTCATCACGATTGATTTTTTTATCATCGTCATCAATTTTATAACCAGTAGCATTTCTGTGTAAGTAGATAGTGAATAATCTACGGACATCTTCTTCACGAGGAACTTCGGAGTTACCAGCAATTTGGACTGCCATACCTTCTTCTCTTTCAATTCTGAAACTTTTAGAAAGTACACCGTTCATTGGTTTAGGTGTGAAGAATTGTCTTAAAATAGATTCTTCTTCTATGAATTTAATTACTTCTGGTGCAATTTGAGTATTTCTAAAGTAATGACCTTCACTTCTTTGAGGTTGTTGTGCAAAATCATCTATTGGTTGCATATTCTAGTCTCCTTAAATTGAATAAATGGTTGCTCTGAACCTTTCTCCGGCTTTTGCGGATTCCATTGCGAATCCAATACCTTCATCTCTACTACCTTTTTGGAAAGCACCATTATCTGCGAGTTTTAAATAATCACCTTGAGTGATATTTGCTCCGGCAATAACAGAAAGAATTCCATTTCTTTCGATGGTCATAACATCACCGACTGCAAAGCTTTTAGATTCACCGTATCCTAAAACTGGATTATTGGTATCTAAATTTACATTTGCATAAGGTGCATCATCATCACCAATAATACCGACAAATTTGTCATCTTCTCCAGCTGCTGCTTCTTTTACCCAAGGACCATATACATTTGAATCGTTTCCATCTGGAGAATCTGCTAAAACTAAAGCTTTGTAAGCAGTCCTATACCAACCTTCAGTATCTGGTTTTACACCAATACCATCTTGAATAACTTCTGCTGCTCTACCAGTAATAATTTGTCCACTTGAATGTATCATCTATATCATCTCTATTGAATTCTGTTTAATAAGCTGTCTACGGGATTAGCGTCTTCAAAGTCTTTACCTTGATATTGATTATTAGAGTCAACATTAGGTTTTACTGAAGGCATATTAGATTTTTGGTGAGAGAATAAATCAACATATTGTTTTAAAGTAGCTTCTTCAAATGAATTAATTTGTTCTTCAGTTAAATTACCGTAAACTTCTTTATTTAAAGCAGATACTTCTTTTCTTAAAGAATTTAATTTTTCTGCTTCAATTGCTGAAAATTCGTTTTCTAATTCTTCAACTTTTTTCTCTAATTCTTCTTTTTCAGCACTCATTGCATCAAAATCAGCTTTTAAAGAAACATAATCATTGACTTTTTCAGCCATATCAGATTCTAATTTTGCTTTTTGCTCTTTGAAATCATTTTCAAGTTTAGTAATTTCATCGTTGTGATTCATTTTAAATTCACTAAACTCTTCAACTAAATTAGTATATTTTTCTTCAAAATCAGACATATTAGTCCTCCTTAAAAATTCTTCAATTTCATCATAAACTTGACCGTCATCAGAAAAAGACATTGTAATCGAAGATGTTCTGTCGGCGGGTTGAGTTACAACGGCTAAATGTTTTCCATGAAAATTCGTTGCAATTGGTGCGAATTCTGGATTAGAAAATGAGTGTGAACATCTGCCTATTGGACTTCCACAAATATTACAATAATGAGTTGGACTTGATTCATAACCAATCCTCATACTAACATCAGACACAAATTGTCTTTTAATGTCCTTTACCAATTTTGTATGTTCTGCCCCTATCTGACCCTCATAATGAAGTCCGTATGTTTGGGTTTTTTCATCAAATTGAACATTAGCATCGGTAATAGTACCAATAACCTCGTCTACGGCTTTAGTATGTTCTTTCATTATTGGTCTGCCAATAAAACTCTTCGCAGCCTTTTCCAATTCTTCTTTAGTAAAAGTTTGGCGATTCAGCACACCTTCGTGTGCCATATATCCATCTACTTTTACAACATCTTCATCTTCCGAAAAATCAGAAATTGAAATAGACTGTAATAAAACTTCGTCGGTCATAGTATCTTAAAATTAATTTGTAGATAATTATTAATTATCATGTGAATTGTTAAAATCTATATATAAATAAGAGTTTATTCAAAATAAGAAATATAAAGCCCATTTTGTTGTAAATAATGAATGTTTATATATAGATTCATGAATAAAGTTCACATATTAGGAGAAAAGTTTAAATAAAAGATATTAATAATTATTATATATGTCTGAAAAAGAATTCGGTGAAATATATTTAATTAAAAATTTTAGTAATGGATTAAAATATATTGGCCAAACCGTGCAAAGTAGTCAAGAGCGATTTTCTCAACATATAAGAGAATCTAAAGCCAAGAATAGAAAAGAATATAATTATCCTATTTCAAGAGCGATAAGAGAGTATGGAGAAGAGGCTTTTGATTTTGCAATTCTTGCAGATAAGGTTCCAATAGAAGATTTAGACCTTATTGAAGCACATTACATCGATATGTATAACACTACAAATCCAAGTATTGGTTATAATGTGGCAATAGGACATAATGATACTTCTAATTTTAAAAAATATCAAAGAAAAGAGGAAAATCATATTGAGGAAATCACAGATGATGACATTGATAGGATTTTAAACGAGTTATAAGGCGATAGAATGAATGAGAAGGTTCAAAAGATACTAAAGAAAGCCTATCACGACCCCGTTTTTTTTGCTGAACATTTCTTAAATAATGTTCAAATGGAAAAATATAAGTTAGAACCACAACAAAAAACATTTTTAAGAGATAAAAGCCCTTATAAGATTCTTTTTTGCTCACGCCGTTCTGGAAAAACTTTAACAATGATTGTTGATATGCTTCATAAAGCATTTTTCCGACCTAATCAACAAATGGCATTATTAGCCCCAACTGGTGACCAAGCAAAAGTATTTGCAAATGTTTTTAATGATATGGTTTTAAGAACACCTATTTTGCAATCATCATTTATTATACAAAACAAGTTAGATAAACAGCTCCAGAATGGGACAAGAATTGCATTCAAAACTGCTGGGGCAGCATCTGGTAAGAAAGAAGATTCCAACCTTGTTGGAAGTGGTTTAAATACATTATATATTGATGAGGCACAATCGATGGATGCAGATGCAATGGCGACTATTTTGCCAGTAGTAACTGGGCAAATAGGTCAAGCAGAAATTGTACTTGCTGGAACACCTCGTTCAAGAGCCGGATTTTTCTTTGAGAATATTAAAAATGCAAAACAAATATCAGAATGTTATATAGATAACGGAAAGCCAAAACCTTGTCCAAGTAATGGAAGATATAGTTTACATCGATTTAAAATCACTGATTTAGATGAAAATGATAAAGTCATGTATTCTCGTGCGAAATATCGTTTAACTATTGATGAATTGGAAACAATTAAATCTACAATTGGGGTTGAAAAATTCAGAAGGGAATTTTGCCTTGAATTTTTAGATTCAATATCAATGCCATTTTATAGTGATTTAATTGAAATGTGTTCTGTATGTAAAGAACCAAAAGTATTCAGTGATTATCAAAGACCTGCTGTTTTTGGAGTGGATTTCGGTAAAAGAAGGAATAATTCAGTCTTAACAGTCGCAACACAAACACCACAAGGCGATTGGGAAGCAAAATACTTCAAATATTGGCAATTAGGAACAAGATATACCGATATTTTACATTATTTAAATGTTATTTTACCAACACAATTCCCCAAATTACAATGGGGCTGTATTGATGCAACTGGAGTGGGACAAGCTTTGGCAGAACAAGTAAATCACAACTCCTTTTATGAGGTTGATGATATTATTTTCTCCCAACCGCAAAAAGTAAATCTTGTTGAAAATACCGTTAATAACATGGAAAATCAATATGTAAAAATATTCCCTCATAAAAAATTATTAAAAGAAATGGGTGAATATACAAGAGAAGTGACAGAAAACGACAGAACTGTGTTTAAAAAAGGGGAGTCTGACGATTTTGTTGATAGTTTCATGTTATGTAACCTCGCAATCACCAAATATATTAGTGAAGGTGGAAAAAGAACAAGACCTTTCAAGAGTTATAGTTTAGGTACGAATATATTGGGGGACAAAACATATATAAAAAATCGTAGAGGTAAATATACGAAGAGAAGAAACAAAATTTAAGAACACCATCACCATTGTTCTTGTTTTGAAAAAAGGTAGATAATATGGCACAAGCTAAGAAAATCTTGAAGTATAATCCCTCTCATAATGGTAGTAGGGTTTTTGGAAATCAATATGCTCCTGCCCAACTGACATATGAGATTCTTGATGGATTATATCAAAGAACTATTTTAAAGAAAATCATAAAAAAATATATTGCGAATATTGTTCCGAGTTATTATACTTTGACAGTAGAGGATGCTCATGGAAAGAGATTACCGGAATTAGAGGAAAAATGTAAACCACTAAGTGCTATACTTAACAGAAGCTTGTATAGAGATATGTGGAAATCATACTTTTTGTATGGAACTGCTATTTTATATGATGGGAATCGTGACGATAACGATATACCAACAGAAATTTTTGTAATTCATCCTCGTGATATATCTGTAGAGATGTATGAACCGGGTCCTCACTTCGGAGAAATAAAACATTGGTTATACAACTATGGTGGAAGAGAATTTAAAATTCCTCCAGAACATATTAAGGTATTTGCAAACGACCCTAATATTGGTTCTATTTTTGGAAACAGTATTGTAAATCACTTACAAGACACATTACACCAATTTTTAAATAATAGACTTGATTTAGCAGAGATTTTAAACAGATATGCAATTCCAATCGTTCAATGGGCGGTTGATGTAAGTGAGGTTAATGATGAACAAGCTGGAGACAATCTCATTAATAAAGCAAGAATTACATTAGAAGAGCAGTTAGCTGCTGGAGATGATTTAGTCTCTGATGCAAGAATTGAGCCAAGAACATTAAGTTTTGCTAATGATGTTGGTCATTTAATTTCTATTTTGCAGGAATCTCGTCGTGATTTGGGTATGTTAAGCATTCCAGAATCACTTATGGGTGGGGAAATCAGTAATTTATCTGGTGGTAAGACCCAAGCAGCAGTTTTCATGCAAGAAATTAGTGATTATCGTGGAGAACAAAATGATTTTCAAGCCGATGAATATTATGTACCATTTTTGGAAAAACAAGGCATTATAAAAGGTAAAGATTACCATAATATCTATCTTGCATTCCCTCCAACTACTACAGAATTGCCTTCAGAAAGTATTATATGGGTAAAAACTGCTTTAGAACTTGGATTAATTACTTGTAACGAAGCAAGAGCTGTTTTAGGATTTAGAGGTGCTGCACCGGGTATTACTGATGAAATTGAAGAAATTTTCCTTGTCAGAACCATCGGAAACAATGTAAACAACAATAATTATGACCAAAACAGTCAAATGATTGATAGTGATAAAGCAAAAGGCCCGAAAAATGACAAAAAAGTTCAAGAGCCAAAAAATAGAGATGGAAGAATGCCGAAGGAGGGAAATGAATGATTTATATTCTCGAAAATCTTCATAATAACAAAAAATTTGTTGGAAAAACGAATCTTTCCCCATTCTACCTTAAATCTATCTTATACGAGGTTCTTGATTCGGGGAATCACTATAATAAATACCTTCAAAAAGAATGGTTTAAACATAATTTCAAAATATCATTTATTGAATGTGAAAATTGTGCAGAGGAATGCGATAATATTATTAATAATGAAGACCTACTTAATCCTATAAGAGGTTATAATTTGTATGCCGATTTATCACCAAATAGGGGTAGGTATAGGCAAAGCACAATATACAATGATGATATTTGTCTTGTATGGTGTTATTTCCCAAAAATCCAATTCGTAACAAGAACATTTAATATGCAAAGAAATAGTATTAGCAACAGATTATCCAATTTCGAGCTATATGATAATGTATATTATTCAAGAAGCATTGCGAGATATGAGGATTTCTACTGGACTTCTGCCAGATTGCTATATCTGGAAGGGAAATGTCTAACTGCAAACCAGATTCTCGATAGAATGCTCCACAGATACGAAATTAGTGATATGTTAAGGATTACACCAAGAAAAATTAGTAAATTTTATGTGACAAATGGAATAACCTCAAAAGACGACAAGGAAAAAGGTTGTTTGGTATTTTGTCCGAGATAGAAGCATTAAATAAGCAAAAAGCATTAATTAAGTATTGTTTGAAATATCGTAATGGTGGTCGAATTAATAATGCGGTGAAAGCGATTGGGTGGGCATTGAATCACTGCAATGGTGATGTGGAAGATGCTAAATTTGCCGTATTATTATTAAACACATTAATTGATGAGGTGTAATAATGCTACATGATTCTTTTAGGATTAGCTCTAAATTCCACCCAGATAAAAGATGTGCTAATACTAATGCAGAATCCTTTTTTACGGATTTCCATGAATTTTACTATAATGTTAGAATGAAAAAAAATCCAAGTTTACCTAAATCCATATGTGACCCATATGGATTTATGTTACTTTGCGAAGATTTTAAAGATGTTGAAGTCAATTTAGACAAAGCATTAAAATGCAAAGCAGTATATAAGGGAGAGGGGAAGAAAAATAACATTAGTTATCAATATTACAAGGGAATGTTTACTGTTCCACAGCTCCTTAACCTATTATATCGTGGATACTGGTTTGATTACAATCTTGCAATAAATATATATAATATACAACACGATGCTCTTTCTATTTTCTCTCAAATCATGAATGGTCGGGGCTATATCATGAACAGATTCAAGCCCGGTTACAAAAAAGTCGGGAAACTCATGAATTATGCCTCTGAAAGTAAAATATCATTGGATGAAGATAAATTCATTCCAATACCGTATGTGAATAGGGTGTGTGATGGTATGTCATGGCCTTGTATCATAAATAAGAATGTGGGTGGCTATTATTGTATCAGAGAAGATGATGTTGGTGGATATGGTGTCGGCTTATGTATGTTGGATTATGAAGATAATATCGTTGATGTGTTAAAAATAAATGACACATGGCTAACAGAACTTCCTTTAGCGACAAGATTGAATTTCGCACATAAATTTAAAAATTTTGAGCCGATTCCTTATTTAAAAGCATGGAGTCTGAGAAGTACCTATGATTGTGCAAAGCAATTGGAAGCCAATAGACATGATGGAGTCTTGATAAGACCGTGTCATGAGGATTTTTTCACAAACAGATGGTTTAACTGGAATGAATTGAGCCTTATTTATTGTTGCAACATCAACAATTCTCTAACAACATATAATGTGAAGAGGTCAAAGCCAAAATTCTACACATTAGAGGGGGAAGAAGGAAAAGTCAATCCTATTGAAGAAAGAGCCAATGAAAAAATGTGGCTTGATGACTTCGACATAAAGGAATTTCAACAGATATTGGAGTTAGAGTGATGGCACGAATAGTATTAAAATTCGATGAAGATGAAATATCATTAAAAATAAAAAATATAAATGGTATTGGATTTTATGACAGATTGACAAGGGCGAGATATGATACCAACATCTATCTTGCACTTATTATCGAAGAGCCGAAATTAACTGCTCAGGAATGGTATGAAAAAGTCCCTATGATATACAAAGAGAAAATTATTCAGGCTATAGAGAAATATGTGGAGGAAAACTATGTTCAGCCGTTATAAAAAATTCATTAAATTAGTTGTTTTAAAACATAAACTTGAAAAAGAGATTAAACATCTTGCTGGAAGAGAAGAACAACTTAAAATGGAAATATCGTATATTGAGGAAAGATTGGAAGCAATGAATCTTACACAAGAGGAAAAAGAAAATTATTTTCTAATGTTTTTGGAGGAGGAAAATGTATAATCCTTATAATTGGAAAATCGTGACTGATAGTGAAAGAAAATATAAAGAATTAACTGAATTATCTTTAAAATTAAATTATGATTTAACTGTTGCAGAGCAAGAGGTAGAAAGGATTAGAAATTAGCTTATTGAAGTTGATGAGGCAATTGAGAATCTCGTGATAAGTGATGATATATCTTATGATTTTTTGCTTTCGCTAATCAAATAGAAACATTTATATATATGTTCTTACCAATATATTATTGTGCCTCGAAGTGGGCACAGAATAGCTATAAAAAGTTTACCATAGGGGGTCTGGTGAGACCCTCGTCCATATGGTAGGATGCTTTCAATGGGTTCGATTCCCATGCCTACCTGATTAATTCATAATAAACACACACACTCAATTAGCCCTCTTGTGGCGGGTGGTCCCAAAGCAAGAGGGCCCTTCAGATGGGGAGTGTTCTTTGCTCGGGTTCGATTCCCGTGCTCCCCAGAAAAATATGTTTTAGATATTTTCATATATTGAAAATGACTAAAAGGGTGAGGGTGGTCCCCACCTTTTTGCTCATTTATTTTCTCCTTTCAACCCTACCAAATGGTAGGGTTGTTTTGACAAGGTCAGATAGGCGGCCTATTCTACCGGACTGCTAATCCGGAGTCCGATGAGGGCACGAGGGTTCGAATCCCTCCCTTGTCGCTTGGAAGTTACTAATTCCATACATGCCGTAATTAAACCATTGTAGGGATTCCTTTTTGGAATCCCTTTTGGTGTGGTGGCTGAGCTAGGTTTAAGGCACTCGCCTCGAAAGCGAGCGACAGAAATGTCCGAGGGTTCGAATCCTTCCCACACCGTTTGAGGTTATTGGTATTAACAAAACTCTCAATGACATTTATTTATGCTAGGAAATCAAAGAGCTTATAATATAACAAAAAAAAATCCAATAACCTCATAAAATGTTCGTATGCTAATTTTTGGAAATTTTTTGTGAGAAAACTTACACTGATTTATCAGGGAGTGCCTAATTTATGCTTATTTTGTGGCTAAATTGTATATAAATTCGCCTTGTGTATAAGTTGTATATAAATTTAGGCATACCTAAATTAATTGTTGCATGATGAAACTGTTGCAAATGCAACTGTTGCAAATGCAACTGTTGCAAGTGTAACTGTTTCAAATGAAACTAATTAATCAAATTTAGGTTAACCTAAATGTAATTGTATTTGATATGTTAATATAACATAGTTATATGATTAAAAAACGAAACATTTATATATAGGTTTCAACATACTATTATTATCGAATGCTTAAAGCATTCGAAAAAATTAAGAAGTGTGTTATTATGGCATTAAGCAAAAAACAGAAAAACGAGGTCTTAAACCTCCCGATATTCGTTAAAAACGATAACGAAGAATTAGAATATAGCAGTAAGAACGAAAAAATAGTCTTAAAGACTCTCGAAGATTTCGAAGACAACGAAGTAGTAGTTACTTCAAGACTTGTAAAAAACGAAAAAAAATTGTCAAGACTTCAAATTTTAACCCAGAACGATAAAAAAATTGCAAAAAAATTAGAAGTTAGACTTGCAAAATTAGAAGATAAAATCAATTCCGACAAAAGTTTAATTCGTAATTGGATTAATCCAACATTAGAAGAATTAAACGAAAGGTATCTTGACTTTATAGAAGCAAAATATGAAGAAGATATCGATAAATATCTTAAAGAAGTTGAAGAAGAAGAATAAATCTTCTTCTTTTCAATTTTTGCAAAGGTGGTATAATGTTAGATATTTTCAAAGAAGAATTCCAAAGGGTATGTAAATACCCTATTGAAGTAAACTACAAAGAAAGTGAGTTTTCATTTCATCCAAGTGAAAACTCACTTGATATAATAAAAATTATACTTGACATTACTAATAAACATGATTTAGGATATATAATATCCTATCATAAACAACATGGGGTCGTAGTAGAATTCTACTAACGACCTCACTTTTTTTTTAGATATAAGTTATACACAACTTAAACACAATTTGTGTATAGCGAATAATTGCCGAGCGAAGCGAGGCGAACTCGCCTTTCCCTCATTTTTCTTCGCTTTGGCTCAGAAAAATTTCGTGAAAGGCGAGTCAATTATCGACGGCGACAGAGGTTTAAGTCGCCGTCAAATTATTGGATATTTATAGTAAACTTACCAGTTAATATTCCAATTCGCCTTTGGGGCGAATTGGTTTATTTAATATTATCCAATTCGCCTTTGGGGCGAATTGGTTTATTAAAAATCATATATCGGCAGAGTTTATTTTACTTTTCATTTTTGAAATGGGGGGTATATTCCAATTCGCCTTTGGGGCGAATTGGTTTATTAAATGTCATTACAAAATAATGCTCAGATAATTTCCATTTTTTGCAGGGCAAAAAATGAATATTTAATATATTCCAATTCGCCTTTTGGGCGAATTGGTTTATTAACCATATTTCCAAACTAATGTTGATTCGCTCGCTTCGGCTCGCTCATAACCGTGCTAAAGCACGGTTGATTTGATTTTTTCCAATTCGCCTTTTGGGCGAATTGGATTATTAGCCATACTTCCAAACTAATCCTCATTCGCTTATCGCTCATGAGCCGGCTCGCCTTCGGCTCGCCGGTGGTCGGCTCTGCCGCAGAATGATAATTTTTTTAGAGATGCGACAGACCCGATTCCCACTTCAGTTGCCAGAGGGGGCTATGGGGGGGGGACTTATAGAAAATAAGTCGAAAGGGATAATGATAGATAATTAGATATTAAAATATATGGATAGGGGAATTTTGTGAGATTTATTTTTTTTTAGGAATTTAAAAACTCCTATGGTTAAATTTTTATAATTTATAATCATAAACAGTTTCATTATGTATAAGTTTATATTAAATCGTGTTTAAATTGTACACAAGTTGAACACAAGATACACACAACGACATTAAATTGCCAACAATTTGCACACAACTCGGCAAAACTTTATTGTTCTCCGTCGCTTTCGCTCCTCCAAACATAAAGTTTTGGTTTTGCTCTGCAAAACTCCCCGAGCCGTGTACAAACCAGAAAAAATAGCTCGACAAAATCCTATTGTCCTTCGTCGCTTCCGCTCCTCCGAACATACGGATTTTGGTTTTGCTTCGCAAAACTCCTCTCGCTATTTTTTCTTTCGTTGGCAATTCAATGCCGTCGGGTGTATCTTGTGTTCAATTTGTGTACAGTTTAAACACAATTTAATATCAACTTATACACAATAAAAATGTTTATTGATTATAAATTATAGAAATTTAACCATAGGAATTTTCAAATTCCTAAAAAAAAACAAATCTCCCTTCAATTAAAAGGGGAGAAAGGAGAGATAAATATGCAAAACATTGTTAAAAATATTATTAAATGTATCTTCTTCGATGATGAATACAATGTCATGGAAGAGGAAATCAAAGAAATCTACAATACAATGTATGTGGATGAAATTGAATATGAAATAGCAGATATTGAAGAAATTGACGATGAATATTTTACACAAATTGTAAATGACATTGTCGACCTTTGGGATGTTGGTGTAATTGAGTTAGCAAACTATCAACATCAAAGTATCACAATTAAGATACATAACAAAGGGAAAGAGAACTATGTGAGTGTGCATTCAAATGCAAATAACTTTAAATATATCTGTCCATTAGAATGTTTCTGGTGGATTGAGATGTTTACTAAACTATACAGAAATGATTTTATAATTATTAACTGTTAAAATTATCGGGCGAAATCCCGTAAAACTATTTAATTAATTAAGGAGAGATATAAATGGCAATACAAATAATCAGAGAAGTTAGAACAATAAATGAAAACGAGAAAATCAAATGGTTACAAAAATTCCCATCCATGTTTGGAGGAGTCAAATACAATGGTGCTAATGCAAGAGAAACCGCATTAGCTATTAAAAGACTCCAACTCAGTAATATAGACCTACAAACAATTAGAGATATTGCAGAAGACAACAACATGATGTATAACTGTTCTATGAACCATCATAATTGTAGATGGGGATTAGACAAACAAGACACCCCACAAGGAGGTGGAATAGTGGCTCAGGCAGACACTCGTGAAGAATGTTTGCAAATAGCTACAGATATATATGGGATTCACCCAATATTCATTTGGGGAGTTGATATAGATGGATTTTAATTCATCTACATATAATAGGTATAGAGATAGTAAAACATCTCTATACCCAAAGAAATCCCTTCTAAGAGAAATGAAGAGATTTAAATGGGAAATTATAATCCCATTGGGGGTTATAATAATGGTGATTCTATGGGTAATTTGTATGCAAGTCCCAAGTGGACTTGCATAATTCTTTTTTTTTATACAAGGAGAATCCTCGCTCGCCTTCGGCTCGCTCGGGGTCGCTGCCGCAAATTGAGAGGAAAATTTTGTGGAGCGGCAACGAAAACCTAAAGGTTTATCAATTTTGACGACCGAGGATGAGGGTGTCGTCAAAAAAGATAAACCTTTCGGTTTTCTAGCGAGGACAGCCTTCCCTCTGTACCGACCCCGCCCTAAAGTATTACGAACCCCCTCCTCCCCTCGGGGCTTCGTGATTTCCCCAAGCCCGCCCTAAAACCTATTTATATTACCCACCACCAACCCTCGATATACCGCAGTATATTCCCACTTCAGTCGCCAGAGGGGGCTTTGGGGGGGGGATTATGGGAGAGGGAAGGAGAAAGATAGTTAAAGAAAGTGTACCCTCCCTCCCGCCCATTTTAGGGGGGGGAAGTAAAAAAGAAGAGGGGGATTGGGTTTAATCCTTTGTGATTTGCAAAGCAAGATTATGTTTTTTCTCAATATAAACTTTTCGCACCGTAACTTAAGTGCGAAAAGTTTATTATTGAGCTTCGGCTTGGGCAACTGAAGCCCTTTTTTGTATTCTGAAAACCGAGTGCACTCGAATAAAAAATTCGAGCACCCTCGCTTCCCATAATACAAAAAATGACTCCATTTGCTCCAAATTTGGCACCAAAATAGCACGGAGAGCACTCGAATAAAAAATTCGAGCACTCTCCGCACTCTTTTGTAGCCAAATCTCACCTTCGGCTCGGCAAAAAACATAATCACTGTATGCAAATCACAAACAAAGGATTTGCACACCTTCGGGAGGAGATGGGAGTCGATGAGACTTGAAGGTGAAAAAAATATAGGAGAGATTTGGTATGAACATTACTAAAGAACAAATAGAAATCATGCAAAGTTTAGATGTAGATAAAATGACAAGTGAAGAAATCAATGATGTTGTAACTGTAAATAACATTGTGATTGGTGAAAAAGAAGAAGATGAATTTGAAGAAACAATTAGATTTGGAATTGCAATGCCTAAAGAAGGTAGAATTCCATTCGATATTGTTGAAGAAGGTCTAAATGTTATTTGGGAAGAAATTGAAAACATTAAAGGATTTCCGGGAGACACAATTAATACGGGGTTATTTACTACAAAATTAGTGACCAAAGATGAAAAATTCTTTGAAGAATTTGTAGGAAATATGAAAGACCGTAGGGGTAAGCCAATGAAGGAAGAGCAAGAAAAATACAGAAAAATGAGAGAAGAAGCATTAGGCTTAATAGAGAAAGGATTAAAATGGAATGATAACTTAATATGGACTCTATGGAAGATTATTAGAGGAAGACGACAAAGAACTTTCATGGAGAAAAGTGGTGAAAGTGTAGAGTTTAAAATAGAGCTCTACAGTTATATACATGATGAATGCTTGGATGAAATACTTGCAAGATATAGGAGCAGATTCTAAGGAGTCTGTTCTTTTAATTTTTTTAAAAAAGGAGAGATAATTATGGAAAATAAAAAAATTACTGAAGATACAAAGAACCAACTTCGAGTTATAGGCTTATTAGGTGCTTATGATTTTGACATTGTGACTCATTGGAATGCAGAAGAAGTTGAAAAAATGAGTCATTTACATGAGGCAACAATCAATGAAGATGAATTCAACGATTACGATAAAAATTATTTCTGGTATAAAAGACCAGAGATTAATACCGACGATACACCATACAGTGGCCGTTGGGATAGAATTCAAAGTAGCGATGTATTAGCGATACAGCAAATATATCCAGACAGTATCAAAATGAAATTGGTATCCGAAAAAGAAAAGTTAGACCGAATTTATAAGGTCAAACAAGTCCATGATGATATGACTGATGAAGAATTCTTTAAAGCAAATGAATCATTCAAAAGGGATATCAATTATATTAGGGAAGTAGAGGCTAAATTTAATAAGGCTCAAGAACTAACAGACATTGACGGATTGCATGTTACACAGCTGGATGATTATGATAATTATAAGTATCTGGTTGAAAATACATGCGAAAAATATGTGTATAAGATTTATGCAGATGAAAGAAAAGAACGGAGGTTGCAGAGCGAAGAGGAATATTTAGAGAAGAAAATATCTAAGTTTACAAACGACTTGTGTGGATATGAGTTACAAGTAGTGGGAATGAGTATGGACCCACAATATGCACCTTTAATGAATAAATTAGGGGAATATACTTATTCAGAGGGAAGTCGATTATATGAAGATATGATTGACATTGCAAAAGAGTATAGAGTATCCCTGGCAAATGCTTGGAACTTATGGAAGTTCATGGTGTTGGGGGATATGGAATCTCGATACGAAAGTATTATAGTAGATATGGTATAGGGGGAAACCCCTATTTATTTTTTTTTATAAGGAATAATAGCACTGGCCACCCTATTTTATATAAAGGGGTTTTTTGAGGGAGGGGCCTGTTTTTTGGGGAGTTTTTTTTTGGGAGGGAGAGTGGGAAGAGAAATAATTGAATGAAAAAAAAAGAATCCCACAAACCCACCCATTCAAAAAAAAATTTTAATATTTTTTTCCTTCTTTTTTTCTCCCACAAACCCACCCTAAAACCCTATTTCCCACAAACCCACCCTAAAATCCTATTTCCCTCAAACCCGCCCTTGAACCATCACACCACACATACATACATATGTATCATACACACACATCACATTACACATATTTATATACGACAAACGGAATATTGATTTTTTATTTTTAATATAAAAAAACATGTATTATAGATACATAATTATTAAAAATAAAAACGGATAATTGAACTGTTATTTATAATCTATATAAATAACGGATAATTGAACTGTTATTTATAATCTATATAAATAACGGATAATTGAACTGTTATTT